CGGGACATGTAGAGTTCTTTGAGCGCGTTCACCCATTCGAGGATCGGAACCAGCCATATGTGATTTTGCAGCCCACCGGACATGAGATCGACGCCGTCAACGGGAAGAAGCTTACCGTCATCCGCAGTAAGAAGGTTCGCGATGTCCTTGTTCGCAGCGTTATACCCGCCACGAACCTTGATCTTGGCCGTGAGGTCGCTGATGCGTCGGGAGGTGTCGTCGAGGTCGGCGGCGAGGTGGGCGTAGAGGTCATAGAATGCCTTCGGGATCATCGTGTCGGTAGTTACCACCGCATAGATAGGCTTCGGAATGGGGTAGAAGCCCTCCAATCCAAGTACGTCGGGGTCTACCCGAAGCGCACAACCACCCCCCTCGCGGATGATCCATAATACTTCGCGCGTCGACCTGTTCCAGATTTCCCAGACCATCGCCTTGCGCACTACGCTGTCGAGTTTGTTCGCGGTCTTGGCGGATTGACCGCCGCCGACGGGTGATTTCGCTGCGGTTTCCTCGGTCCATTTCAGCAGCTCCGATAGCTTGCCCGCCTTCTGGTATTCCTGAAGCTTCGGGCTATCCGAAAACTCCTCGGTGAGGGCCTTCTCCGCGAACAGATGCCGGAACGCGATCCATTCGACGTCGCCGTGGCCGCGCACAGGGTCGATCAGGATATCTTCCCAGAACACATATTCGTCGTCGACGGTCTCCCAGATTTTGGCGTCCTTCATCTGCGGCTCGCCGCTGACGGGATGCGCGAGGGGACCTCCCATCACGGGGTCCTCGACCGGTATCTGCTTGAGCACCGGCTTCCAGCGCACGCGGCAGATGCCCCGGCCGGGGAGAAGCATGTCGCGCACCGCCGCCTTGACGGCTTCGTGGCTGGCCTCGTCGGCAACCACGACTTCGAGCGCCTTCTCCATGACGGCAGCGGCGGTGTCGATGTCCTGTTGCCGGGGCATGCCCGGCGCTGGCGGCGCGGGCTGCGGCACCGTCCCGGGCCCCACAGGCGGCTGGGGCGGGGGAGGTGGAGGACCCATGCCCGGGCCTTGCGGCGGGCCCGGGGGCATGGGCGGGCCTCCGCCGCCGACAGGTAGCGGAGGCCCCGCCGCCATTCCGCCCGAGGGCAGGGGGGCTGCTGCGGGGGGAGGCGGCATCTGGGGTGAAGGCGGGGGAAGAGGTCCCCCGGGCGGAGCCAGCGGCATGCCCGGTCCTCCGGGACCGGGCGGTGCGGAAGGTTCACCCGGAGGACCCATCCCCGGAGGTGGAGGGGGTCCGACCCCCGGAGGTGGCGGCCCCATGCCGGGGGGCATCCCGGGAGGGCCCATTCCCGGCATCGGCATCGGCGGCATGGCCGATTTCTTGACGAAGCGGGACCTGACGACCGGGTCCGGCGGCTTGGAGTATGCCGCAGGCAGCATGACCTCGGTGTTGGCGTACAGGATGTTGAAGGTGCTTGAATTTTGCGAGCCGCTGTAGCTCAGGGCCCGGCCGCTCTTGCCCGTGCGGGGGCGGGTGATGGGAATGTCTCCGCGATATATCTGGACGATCTCGCGGCCCCGTGTGCGCCAGTCCTTTTCGGCACGCTCGGCGTCGGAAAGAGCCTTTTCCCAGAAACTGGTGTCGACTTCCTCGGGGGCGGTGGCGGCAAGCGGCGGGCGATCCGGGTTATCACCCTCGGGAGACATCGGCGTGACCTGCGGCAGGTCGTCGCCTTTTGTGTAGGTGCTCTCGGCCATGAACCGTCCTACACCCGGGTGTCGAGTTCGTCGAGGCGGAAAGCGTTGCGGACGAGAAGCGGGTTGAGGTCGACGTCGCTCTCGACGCGGGCCCCGAACGGGCGGGACATGCAGGCATAGCGGATATCGTCGACGGCATGGTCCTCGCCCTCGGTGTCGAGGTCCTCCATGCGGTTCTCGTCGTGCTGCTGCATCGGCAGGGTTCTTATGGCGTCGCGGCAGTGGTCGACGAAGAAGATCATGGGGTCGCCTTCCTCGTCTCCGCGAAGCCGCCAGCGGACCTGATCCCAACCACCCATCCGCTTCGGCGTAGAAACACGAGAGTTGTCGGCACGCCGGAAGTACACGCCGTGTCGTGCAAACGTCTCACCAATGCTCGGACCTGACACGACTTGGAACGCAGAAGGGTCGAGGATGCCGTAGGCGATGGGTTCTCTGAAGCCTTTGCCATCTGTCTCCCTCCTGACCACTTCCTTGGCGACGGCATCGGCAGGTAGTTTAAGCCCTTTGTTGGGGCCCGAGCTGCCGTACCATTCGCGGTACCTGATGATGCTGTTTTTCGGAATGCGTTTTTTGTCATGGACGAAATCGTCCTGTGCAACTATCCACCAGCCGAGGGAGAAGGGAGATGCGCTGCCCCAGTCCATCGAGCGAAATCTTGTCCAGTGCAGCGGCATGCGCGGAGGCGTAATGACATGACGAGAGGGATCGAACTCCGGGAAGAACGCGCCCTCGATCACGTTCCAGTCGCCGTCGAGCCACGCCTTGACCAAGGCGGCGCTGCCGGAAGCGCGGAGCCGGTTGATGTAGCCGGGGTCATTGTTGAGAAGCTGCGGATTATCCGAAATCTTCGCGGGGATGAAGATGCGGATCAGGTTGGTCTCGGCATCCTTGACTGGCTTGTACGGGCCGTTGTCGATCACCCATGACTTGACCCAGTGATGGCCCGGGCCGCCGGGGTTGCAGGTGGCGCGGAACTGGCAGCGTGCACCGCTCGTCGTCCTCAGCGTAGCAAACAGCCTGAAGATACCTGTAGGCGTCGCATACTGCGTCAGTTCCTCGACGTAGACCCTCGTCAATGACCAGCCTTGATAGTTCATCGCATCGGCGTCGTTCTCCAGATACGCCATGTGAAAAACGGCACCGTTGCGGAAGCGAAACTGCTTTTCCTTGTCCTTCCACTCGGCGGCATCCCCGTACATCTGGCGCGCGACGTCGATGGTGTCCTTGAGGTCCTCGCGCGACCTGCGCAGCATCAAGCCCTTTGCGGCGGGACCCCAATCCTCGCTATGGCACCAAAATTCGCCAAGGCTCGCAAAAGACTTCCCGCCGCCCCGGGCACCGCCGTAGACCACAATATCGGCAGGGCACGTCAGGAAATGGTGCTGGGGCCCGGGCTGGGGCTTGAACCCCGTGATGATCTTCATCCAAAGAGGTCCTCGAAGCTAGGGCCATCGTAGACTTTTCCCCAATCTGTACCGGTACCCTCATCACCAATCAACCCCTCTTTCTTGGAGGGGGTGGGGCCCGGGCCCCCGTCGGCTAATAGCTCTGTGCTCCCGCTTGCGTTAGGGGTCCCGGTTACCGGGCCTGATGGGGCCCCGTTTTCGGATTGCCCCGGCGTCGGGCCCGGGCCCTCCAAGACATTGATTTCATTGAGCTTTTCAAGGCCCGGGCCCTCGGGCCCTCGGGCCTCACCCTCTAACCAATTGATATTGTTATGTAATTCCGGCTGGGCCTCGGGTTGGCCTAATGGCGGCGCGGGCGCGTCGACGAGGCGCAGAAACGAGGCCTCGCCTACGGGCCCTAGGGCCTCAAGGCCCGCGTTCGGGCCCGGGCCTGCGAGGGCAGGCAAAGCCTCAACCCATGAGCTAAGGGCCTGCTCTGAAGGCGCGTCGGGATCACGTGAAGGCCTGCGGATAACCTCAAGAGTGGCGCGGTCTGTCACGTGGCCATACAGGCGCGCCAAACTAAACGCCGCGTTGTGGGCGGCGCTATATTCTTCTGCGGCATGCGCGCCAGCGAAAACCCTTTGGAGCATGTCTGTCACTTGAGGCAACGTCACAACGCCTGTTGAACGCCTTGCATCAAGTATCGCGTTTGCGCGCTCCTGAACGCGCGGCAAGGCGAAAAGTTTTGAAGGCGCGTTGTGATCTTTCGACGTGAAACCTGCCCTCGAAAACGCAACACCCAAGGCGATACCGTCGCAGACCATGCGGCAAAATATTTCCTCTCTTGCATCTCTCAGGTCGACACCCAAAAGCATCAAGCGCCGTTCTGATTTTCGCAAACCTCTCGAAATGATTGCAACCATAATTCACTTTTCTTGTGTGATGTTACATCACGGAGTTGACAGATAACCCCCAAATCGGGACTATTCCCAGAACGGTCTTGATACTGCAAAATTCGCATAGCGTCAAAACAGGTATTGAATTACCTATAGAAGCACGTTTTGGCCTGTTGATAACTCTTGGAACCGCGCAGAAGGGCCCTAGGTGGCGCAGCGAAGGCCCGTGAAGGCCCTTACGCCAAGGGGTACATAAGTAACCCCTTCGAATTTTAACGCACGGACGGCGTTTTCGCGTTTCGTTCTTTTGGGCTCGTTTTAGGACATCGATCCTAGGTTTTGAGATTTATTCCTAGGGCCCTTTGTGCACTGTTTCGTGCATTGGAACCCGAGATTAGGGTTTGACAGGCAAACCCCAAATATGCGACAAGGCCCGTTGAGGCCCAATGCCGGGCCCTTGGAACCATCAACATGAGCTATTTCACCAACGCCCTCGACGCCTACAAGACCACCAGTTCACTTGCCAACGCCAAACGGGTCGTCAGGCACCTGACAAAGCGCCCGTCATATCTGGACATTGCTACCGAAACCGATGCCGCTCTGATCCGCGAGGCTCAACGAATTGTCGACAACACCACAAAAGACTGAACCCTCAAAACCTCAAAAATCGAAAGATAAAACAAATGCTTACCCTTAACACCCAAATCCCTACCGTTGCCCGTGGCCAAATCCGCGCGCTGGTCAAGGCCCATGCCGACTGGCACGGCTTTATCACGTCCAGAGGCTTGATTAGCGCCAGCGCCAAGAACCGCCATCTACTTGAATTCGCCTTGCTGCATCCCGCGTTGACGGCGCAGATTGAAACCATCCTTAACCTTTCCAGCCCCGTCAGCACGGGCACGGACGGGCCCGAAACACCGATGGAAGATGAAACCCCCGATGATAATTATGATGTTTTCACTCCAGCCAATAACACTTGGCTTGCGGGCCCGGCAGGCACAGGCATGGCCTCGATGCCAGATCAGGCCTTTGACTTTGACAAGTTGATCGGGCCCGTCGATCAATTCCTGAGCCCTCTTATCAGGAGGGAACTTGCAACGGCATTCGGGCCCATCGTCGACGCCGCAAATCGCGGGCCCGTGGAAAAGATCGTCGAGATTGAGCGCATCGTCGAGGTTGCCCCGGGCGAGGCTTCGGCACGCCTCGCAAGGGCCCCCAAGGCGCGCCGTGAGAAGCGCATCCCCTTTCGGGCTCTCTATCCAACCAAGGCCAAGAACGCCTCCTATGATGCTCTAATCACGCTCTGGACTGGCGCGCCCTCGCCTGCCGTTGACCCGTTCTATGTCAACGATTTGCCTCAACTCGCGATATTGCTAACGGCATTCGAACGCGGTGCAAATTGTTGGTTGGCTGGCCCTTCAGGCACGGGCAAAAGCACAATGCCCGTGCAGATCGCGGCAGTCACGGGCAGACCGTGCACCGTCATCAAAATGATGAAAAGCACGGATGTCGAGTTATTGGTTGGCCAGACGGGCCTCGCGAACGGCGCGACTGTCTGGCAGGATGGCGTTTTGATCGCCGCGATGCGCCAGCCGGGAACCGTCATTGTGATTGACGAATTGACGCTGGCTCCTGCGCCTACGCAGGCGGTGATCCATCACGTTTGCGGTGAAGATAGGTCCTATAC